TCTAATTCTTCTTGAGGTAATCGTCCTAAATTTAAGACTTTTTTACGCTGTGACATAATACTCATACTATACCTCATGCCGCTGTTTTTTGTAAGTTAGTCAAAATTGTAAGTAAACTTTCCATACGATTTAACTTACCATTTAGTTTTTCATATACTTCTTTTTCCCAAGTATTTCTTGCAGATATAAGTATTGTTTCTGTTTTTTGAGTTTGACCAGAGCGATGAATACGTCTGTTAAACTGTTGGAAATGTTCTGCATTATACGTAGGACTGCACCAAATTATTGTATTAGCTTTAGTAAGAGTTAAACCATGACCTGCTGATTGAGGATGGGCAAACAATACTTTAATTTGGCCTGCTTGAAATCGTTTAACAATATCAGAACGTTTGTGTGCAGGTACAGAACCATCAATAACTTCATAAGTATAACCACGTTTTTCTGCAATACTTACTAGAGCATCGCGTTCATGTTTCCAATTAAAAGAAACTAGGGAGTGTTTACGTACATCAACTAGATCCATTACTAAGTCGTAACGTTCTTGATGAAAATACTGAGTAAGACCGTTTTCGTCATACACCCCACCACTAATAAGTTGTAATAACTTTTTAACTCTAGCTCCTGCGTTTACAGCGTTAATGGTTCCTTGTTGTGTGTACAACACAGAATCTTCCGCTAATGTTTTGTACATGGCAGCTACCTGGGGAGATAAGTTTGTATAAATAGTTCTAACAATATTGTTAGGTAAATCTATGCAATCTTCTAGTTTATGTCGTATGGTGATGTCTTTTAGTAAGTCCGCTACAGTTTCTTCAATGTCTGGTTTATCTATCCAAACATTAGCAAAGCCATTAAATTGTGGCGTGCAGACTTGGTTACGATACGAATAATATCGTTTACCTAAACGAGCTCCATCGTCTATTAGATAGACTGGATGCCAAAGATCAAGAATACTATTGGTGTTAGGAGTACCAGACATCCCGACACGGCGTCTGAATAAGGCTGATAAAGCTTTGATATTTTTTGACCGTTTAGCGTCTTTATTTTTAAAAGCAGTAAACTCATCGATTACTAAATTGCTGAAAGTTGTTAATAACTGTTGATTTTTTACTAAAAAATTAACGGCTTCAAAGTTTGTAATCACCATATCTAGTGATGCATCTTCAAATACTTTTTGTCTATTTTTAGCGTAGGCAACACCGTATTTAATATCAGGCTGAAATTTATTAATGTCATCAACCCAAGCTGCTTCAAGTATGGATAACGGTGCTAAAACAAGGGTCTTGCCACTCCACTGAACATGTGCGTCTAAGACGGATCTTGTTTTTCCTGTGCCAGGGTCTGAAGTAACTAAACAACAAGGATTGTTTGTGATGAAGTTAGTTGTCTCTGCCTGATGTGCATAAGCACATAATGTATTATTCTCTGTCATATCTGTATTTTTTATTTATTATTTGTTATTTAAAACTTGCTTTATTATAACTAAACCAAGCCCCACTGACAAGCAGGATGTTCCCCATTTTTATATGAGCACCACTTACAATTATGTTGTGATGGATTAGGTGGGAAATCAGTCGCTGTTGTCATTACCATAGCTCTTTCATGTAGTTTAGGTAAAAACATAAGTGCTTGATCTCTAGTATAAGATTGCTCTGTAGTTGTACCATGGTCTAAATACCACAATTCTGTTTGTACATGTTGTAACGCTGGGTAGCGTAAGAACGAACCTATTGCATAAGTTAGTGTTTGTTGCCCATGAGCTATTTCGTTACCAAATTGTTTTCCTGTTTTATAGTCTATTACGCGAGCACTAGTGTCATCTTCATGTACGATTGCATCTAGTTTTATACGAGCCCAAACATCTTTAGCCATCCAATGGCATTTTTCCCATTCTATAGTAAACCCCCACTCACCTTCGAGTTCTACTTTACCTTCGTCATACAAAGACTTCAGATCTTTAAACTGTGTTGTAAATTTATTTAAAGTATCTGGAAACTCTGTCAAACGTCCATCTACATATTGTTCAGCTTGTTCGTGTATCTGACTGCCGCGTTTAGCAGCAGGTCCGTAGTCTTCACTAATACGTTTTACTTTAGCTATGTAGCTACGATAAGCACAGGTTTCAAAAGTTTTAAGGGTTGAATGAGACCATGCAGGGATTAATCCTAACTCTTTTGGAGTTGAATTATCAATAACATTGTCTATGTCAGGGCGTACGTCCTGCGTAAGTTTTGGCATATTAAGTTATCATTTTTGTTCTCCTAATAATAAAGTATCGTTATTGTCAAAATGTTCTTGTATTAAGTTTTCTTTAACTTTTTCATCTAATAGCCATGTTACTAATACACCACGAGGAGCAGAACTGTTTTTACTACTACCTACTCTTTTACGTGTAGTTTGTACATTTAACCGACTCATTGCTTTAGTAAAATCTCTAATTGCTAAAGCTTTTCTATTGTCAGTTAAAACATCATACACTAATTTAAAGTGTTGCATTGGTATAATTGTTTCTTGGTTTGTCTTACTAATCCAATCTTTAATATAACGTTGTGCTGTACTTATCCCGCCTGCATCAAACGTGTTTGTAAGTGGTATGTCTAATATTTCTACAAAATACTCTAAGTTATGTTGTTTAACAGCAGTTGCGAATTCTTCTAAGACTGACATAGAAACTTGTTTCATTTCTTTTTTAGCATCGTTTTCTAATGCAGTATGAGCCATACGTTCATCTACTTTAAACTTTTGTAAAAGACCTGCAAAAGTAAATAACTCGGCTTGTATGTCAGCTAACTTAGCTATGAAATCAGGATGTTTTGTTTCTAACTTACTTTCCTGCCTGGGGGCTACGTTGTAACGTCTGTCGCCTTCTTCTATTTTTACTGCGTCAGCACGGTTAGTAAGAAAGATAAAGTTACAAAAACTAGGTAATTCTATCTGATTAGTACGCATAGCACGTATAGTAAGGGTTGGTTCAGTAACTTGATGTTTTAGTTTATCTGCCATACGTCCTGTATTACCTGAGTCGCCCATACGAAATTCGTCTACTACAAGAAATAGAGCTGTACGCATGTACAGATTAAACTGTTCTTCTATATTTTCTAACGAACGCATAGGTACTTGTTGTTCTCCAAACAAAGGTTTTAATACTTTATGTATAAACAAACCTTTACCAGTACCAGGTACGCCAGTAAATATCCAAGCAGTCATAGTCTTGCGTTTGTTTTGATAAATATAAGCTAACCAATTAACAAAGTGTTCTACTTCTGTTACACCGTTACCAAGTATATGCTTCATTAAAGTCATAGTATTAGGTATGTACTTACTTAACTCTGCTGCAGTACCATATGTAAGCTCTGGTACTTCGGTTGACGCACCTAACATGTAACCTGTTTTTCTGTATAGGTTTACATGATATGGGGCTGTGTCCATTTGTATACCACTATTAGAAGCAGGGTCAAAAACAACTTGTGCATCTGGTATATAGTCAGGCATAGGCCTGTTATGAGTACGCATAAAGCCTTCTAAAGACGTTTTCTGAGTTGGGGTTAAAGGAAAATCGTCTGTAAACTGAGATTTGTTAGAATCAAAAACGCCATTAAAATAAGTATCAGTATAAAAGTCTCGAAGTACAATGGGTTTAACGTTTTTAGCACCATCAATTTTGTCAGCATACTTTTCAAATATTGTTTGATAAAACTCAGGATCTGCTTTTTCAATTTCAAAAATTGGTTCACCTTTAAAATTATACATGTAATGAGGGTTAGTGAGAATAAAGTAATATGCTCCGCTGTCGCCACCATTAATGTTACAGTTAACATATGGGTCTGCTATACGACATATTTCTATACTCATACGATCTGGGTTCTGAAGTACTTGTTCAGAAATGCCGTTGACGTTTACAGTAGTAATCTTTTCACTTTTCTTAACTAAGCCTGCTTTTTTACGTAAGCCATCTTTAATTTGTGTAGATAAGTTGTAAACTTTTTCTGGGTTAACATCTTTCATTAAATGAGAAATGTCTAAGGTCGGCGAACCACGGTCTATCTTTACAAACCTGTCTCCAGTAACCGGGTCTTGTACATCAGTAAACTTAGGAGTGCCTATATATACAAGTTTAGAATTATCAGCAAGACTTACATCTAATGGATAAGATATGCTTTGTCCATTAGCAGAAAGATTGAGTTGGTCAGCAAGAAAATCTATTTCGTAGTTTAAAGTACGTAACCACTCCTTTAGAGCTCTTGGTTGTACAGTATGTGACAACAAAAAGAACAAATGTAATGAAATTTTATTAGCTTTTAAACCTAAAGATGCACTAGCTTGAGCAATGTAACTTACATCTTTAAATTCCTGGGGTAAGTATTGTACAAAAGCTTCAGCAATGTTTTGTATGTCATAAGTGTTGTACGCAGTTTTAGCTCCTGGGAATGTAATACCATCTAAATCTAATACTAACAATTGAGTTGCAGCAGTACGGTCAGTCATCAAAGCACGTGATTCGTTTTTTAATTTCTTTTTAAGATCTCCTTTGTGTAACGCGTGACCAGCTGTGGCGTGTGTTTGTAGTAACTCATAGAACTCATTAAAACCTTTTTGATTAGGCTCAATAGTATGATGTTCTGAGGTAAAGTTTTTTGCTAGTGGGTAAGGTTTAGTGCCTTCTGTTGTTATTTCTTTGACAAGCTTTTGTTTAGCTTTAAGAAAGATTATCTCCATAATATTTACTCCTTGTTGTATATTTCTTTTCTATCAATTTTAATGTGTTGGTTTGCGTTAAAGGCTAGTTTAACTTGTTTTGGACCTAAGTTGGTAATAGTAATTTCACATAGTATTTCACCGAGTTCAGGTATGTGTATAACAATACCTTCTTTTTTTCTGCGGGTTAATACTAAGTTGCTCATTTATCATAAATTTTACTATATGCACCTTCTGCATCTAGCGGTAGTTCTGAACACCAAGTAGGTGCTGTAGTCATTATAGTCATAATTTCTTTTAATGTCTTGTCAGCATTTTTATCAGAACTAAGAGCTATGATTTCATCATGTACTGTAAGTACTACATCTACTTCAGGTAACTTTTGTATAGCAAGCATCTGGTCGGTAATAACTATACGAGCTAATGCTTGTACAATATTCTCTACTAACCGGGGGCCGTGTGTACGTGTAATACCAGTACGACCAGAATCATATATAAAATCACCGTTTGCATAACGTAATTTAGGATACTGTAGATACATACCATTTGGTAACTTAAGTGCGTTACTTGCTACTTGTAGTGGGCCATAACTATATTGAGCCCCAGTTTGATCTAGCATGTAAAAAAGTAACTGTTTACCAATTGACCAAAGTTGAGGTATGTTTGGGTACATAGCACGGTATTGAGTAACAATACTTAAAGCAGTTTCTTTTGTTACGTCAATGCCTGGAGTGCCTTGTGCAAGTACAGCTTTGTATTTGTCTGCACCCATACCATAACCTAAACCAAGTATTGCTGTCTTACCAACATAACGTTCTAGTTTGTCAGCTTTAGTAACTGTTTTATTGTATATCTGCCCAGCAAAGTTGCTGTACACGTCTTCCCCTGCTACAAATGAATCAAGTAAGTCTTGTTCTTTAGCAAGCCAAGCAAGCATACGTGCTTCGATGTTTGATAAATCTGCTACATACAACATCTGGCCGGGCCCTGCTTGTAATGCATTACGTAACTTAGAGCCCCTGGGAAGGTTCTGTAAGTTAATTTTTTCATTGCCACCAAATCTACCTGTATGGGCTGCGTAATAACGTAATGGAACTGGTAAAGTTCCTTGTTCTGTACAGCCATCCAGCATGCGTTGTGCACGGGTTTCTTCTATACGTGATTTTACAGCTTCTCGTGCGTCCCAAAGAGCTTTGTGCTCTGGGTACATGTTGCACATTTGTGTGTAAGCTGCATCAGTTTTACTAAATGCTGGAATCATTTTACCTGTGCGTGGACTTTTCTTAGTTGGCACAGTAATGTCTATTGATTCAAGATGTTCAGCAAACTGTTTTTGCGAAGCTAATTGTGCACGTGACAATCCTGAGGCCGCGATGTACTGTAGCGTATCTTGAATTACTTCTTCTTTGTGAGCAATAAGTAAAGGTTTGTTGAGCACAAGTTTAGGCTCTACAAACATACGACAAGTTAGATCTATAAGGTCAAGTTCTGATTGTGGGTAAGTTGGTTGCATGTTCCTGTACAACGCATACGTTAGATCTACATCTTGTATACAATAACCAGCTATTTGTTCTTCGATGTCGGGTGGTAAATCAAATATACCTTTAGCATTTACAAGTTCGTCGCCTTTACGCATAGTTTTATCGTCAGGAAACATACGCTCACAGGTGGCTTTGAGTGATGCACTTTCGTTAGGTGCAAGTCCACGAGCCATGGCCGCAGTATCGTAATAATATTTGGGTGTACATTTATAGTGCTGGGTAAGTATGTACGCGTCGAAGGGTGTGTTGTGACACACAACTGCAACGTCATCCCATTGTATAGCTTTGATTGCGTCTGTACATTCGTCTGCCCCGAACCATTCTGTTTGTGCGTCATTGATTTTTATGCCGACGCCCCATACTTTAAATAGATCTGAGTGCACGTATTGTACAGTGCTAAGGTGCGATAGACTATGTTCTGTATCATAGTATGTTTCAAAATCTAATGTGATTATGTTCATTTTTTTCTCCTTTTATTTTTATACATTAATTTCTGCCAATGTTCGTAGTCTCCTTTTTTAGCCCTTTCCCAGCCAACGCGGGCATTAACCATGTTGAATGCGGTAGACATAGGGACTTTTTTAAACTTTATGTTGGGGGCGTCGTGATCTAAATAGGTATAAGGATTTTTGTAGTTCCTTTTTACCATTATGTATGTGGACATATAGTTCTCCTAACTGTTGACATTTTTCCTAAATGCTTTATGTTTTTTAGTAGAGTATCACAAAGGTTGTGGTACGTAAATTTAACTAACTTATAGGTGATTAAATGGCTACTATAGCAACTTTAAGAAAAAGTGGTAATGTAGAAAGTAATCAAGCTTTCAAAGGTTTCCCTGAAGGGCAAATGTTTGTAAGAAAGGCTACGATCTCTGTTCCTGCTTTAGCACTCAATGATGTAGTACAAGCTTTAGATGCATTTGCAGGTGAAACTCTGCATGCATTAAGAGTTGTTTCTACTGACATTGACACAGCTGGATCTCCTGCGGTTGTATTAGATATCGGTCACAGTAACACAGCTACTGAGACAACTGGTACTTCTACTGCAATCAAAGATGGATCTACTATTGGTCAAGGTGGTGGTATTGAGTTATTCAGTGCACTAAGTGCAGATGATGACGCAATTGAACCAATTGAGTTTACTAGTGATACAACTATTGATATCCATGTACAAGTCGCTCCTGGTACAGGTGCTGCTGGTACATTTACAGTTACTGGGTACTTTACTTAAGAGTAAATTTATCCTAGACTATGAGAATTGATTATTCTCCTAGTATCAATTGTTAATGTTTAAAGAGCTCACTTCGGTGGGCTCTTTTTACGTTTAACACCTGGACCAGGTCGATCTTCTCTTTTTTCAGGTAGACTATCTAGATGGGCTCTGATCTTTTTCATCATTTCCATATGTTGTTTCATGGTCATTGGTTCATTTTTCATTGTTTTTTTTCCTGCGTTTAGCGTTGTTTCGTTCTCTAGTTATTTCGTTTTCGGCTGCAAACCATTCTTCTATAACTTGAGTTTTAGTTAGTTTGTTAGGATTTTTAATAAACTTTATGTGTTGTGGTTTAATTATCAACGTTGCATAGTTGTGATATTTTTCATCAGTTAAAGTAAATTCATAATCCTCGCCAAAATAATGAAATTTATTTTTAATATATTCAGCACGCATTATTTTCATTGCACTCTGTTCTTAATAATGTTCCAAGCTTTTTGTAAGTCTTCATTAGTATAATCTGACCATTCCATTTCATTGGTAACAAGTTCATCAATAATTCTTACTGCGTCTGCGATACTGTTGATTTCTCTTTCTGGCATAATTTACCTCGTTTTTGTAATTGATATCTAATGTTATCTAAACTTTTTTGAGTTAGATAACCTCCATTGTTATATTTAGTTTTAGTTTTCATAAAAATTTTTAGTTATGTGCGAAGGTACACAGTCCCGGGAACGGCTAACGTAGCACGGTCCTTTAGGACCGGTGCGGAGAGGGCCGTGTACGGGATAGTGTACGAGCACAATTAAGCAAAACCTAATAATTGAAATTTAAGAAAAACTTCTTTTGGCACTGCTTGCCAGTTCCAAAATCTAGCAATTTTATCGTGCTGAGTATTTGTTTTAACTGAACCAGTAGTCCAAAAAGCATTTTTGTCTTGCCACACTTTCCAATGTGTCAACTTTTTTTGATTTGATGGATCATTACCAAGGTGTTTTCTTTTATATACATTCCAACCTTCTTCATCCCAGTGCCAAGCAACATTTAAATGTCTAGTGCCTACCATATTTTTAGCTCTAGAACTAAAGCCAGTAACAGTAAACCGCACATCTGCTTGTCGGTATCTTATTAAAAGTGAATCACCTTCTTTAAAGAACACTGTAGGGTCAATAGTATTTTCTACCATTGCTGTATACAAGTTAGCGTAACTTTTGTGCATGTTTAAATGATAATAAATTTGACCAGTCATTTGATCTTCAATAGTTTCTGGGCCGTAAAGATAGCCATTTCTAGCATAAGGTACTTCATTTAAATCACACCAACGGGATTCTTTATTGTTGTAAGGATGTTGATTGTAGTAGCCCGGGCCAGAAAGCTCATGTGACGTCATTCTGCGATTTGCCATTTGATTCTCCATATTCATAAGTTTTAAGAAGTCTTGCTAAATACCATTGGGCTTTTAGCAAATCTTCTTTTTGATTTTTGTATTCATAACGCCACATATATTTTATGACGTTACCTTTTAAGTAACCTTGGAACTGTCGAGTAGTCATAGAAGCTTGAATAGCTTGTATGCATTCTATTTCTCCAGTGTTGTAGTGTGGTGGTTGATTAACATTGTCCATAATTTTCTCTCTGATAATGATACAACAAGTAGCTTGGTATCTAGGCATAAGGCACCGTATAAGTTTAACTTACCTGACACAATGTTTGTGATAATTTTACTTATCTTGTGTCCTTTGCAGTAGGTCCCCAGCACTCCATAGCAGTCCGGAACTAGCCGTCTGTGCAACCGGTTGTTTCAACTACTTGTTGTACGTATTAAAGATAGTGAATAAGGTGGTATCAAGCTTTGCTACACTGGTCTCTAGCTTCTGTGCAGTTTTGAGATCTCTAACCAGCATGCGGTCGTATCAGTTACTCACTATCGTATTTTTTATAAACTTTTTTTAAAAAGTCTCTGTTCGCTGCTTCATAATCTTCAAAACAATCGTAAGGTTCTGTGCGATAAGCAAAACGCTCCCGACAATTCTCTCGATACATATGATATGCAAATCTTTCATAAGTCATAAAAATATTTTATAACTCCTTTAGATAACATTCAAATTGTCCATAAAGACCATGTTGATATTGTTCATTAGCTTGCCATAAAGCATGACTATTTAAATCAACCTTGTTTTCAATTGAATAATTATCTACATAAGACGGTAAAAACTCTTCAACAAAAAGATTGAAGAACACTATCCATCTAGCGTTCTCAATATCTATATTGTTTTCAAGCACATTAGTAAGAATGTATTGATTAATAGTTTTACCTGTAGCAGCTTGCATTTGACTTAGTTTATCTAACCAACTTTGAAAAGCTTCTATAAGCACATCGCCATGTTCTTGATGCTCAAGATACATGTCATTTACTTTGCCCATCGTTTCTCCAATCGGGTTGTCGTTCTTCCCACTTGCCACGAGGCGTGTGCAAAGTAAAGTTCAAAACTTTCGTAGGTTTTGTAGTAACTACAAATTTCTGGTGCACCATAGTCTTCTTCATAATGAACAAGACTATAGTAGCTACTAGGCCGCCGACCATAGCAGCAGCCATACCAGAAAAAGTACCATAGAAAGCAACCATAAGCGTAAGCGTAATCAAAACATCTACAAAGACATCATGACCAATAGTTTTACGCCCACCAATTTTAAGCGCTAGCAAAAGCAGACCTAGCGCGCTGAATATTCCTATAGCTAGCATTATCTCTATTCCTCCATATTAAGTAAGCCATATATCCAAATTGAATCAATTCAATCAAGATCCACAATGCGGTTGTAACCGCGGTAACTGTTGCATTAGTCATAATCTGCAATCCTCCAAATAACAAACAAGGCAGTAGCTGTAAACAGCAGCACTCCAAGTAATACAAGAAAAGTATGAAAAGAACTTGCTACTGCAATTAAGCCGAACATAATCATACTACCAATGAGTACTGATACGCCGTACTCTTTCGCGTGTTTTTTAAACAGTTTCGATAATTTCGCCATAAGGCGCCTCCGTTGCTGAATTTGTTACCCAAACAACCGGGAAGTGTGGTTCACTTCCAAAGTCATCGGATTCCAAATCGGTTAGATAAATTAAGCAGGATATTTCTGGGTGTGTTTCTGCCATGTGTTTAATAGCAGGCCCAAAAGCTGTACCACCTCTGCCTTCCATTGTAACTTTCAAAGG